TCATGGCGGTGCAGGCGTCTGCACCAGGTTCGCAAAGCTCACTCCGGTTCCGAGGTCGATGACATCGAGTTGAGCTGCCCCCGCCATTGCCTGATATTCCGCTGCGCACGCAAGGAATAGTCCTCTTGCGTTTTGAGCCTCTCGCCGGCTTGCCGCAAGCTCGCGGGGATAGGCGGTGGCGCTGGGCAGCCCACCACTTCGGGCGGCGGCGTCGAGCCTTGCGACATCGCGCCGCAGCCCGTCAACATCATCACGATTGCTGCCATCGACATCACGAGCAGCCTGTTTGCGAATCTGGTTTGCATTCTCGAGCTCCGCGGCCGTGGCCGCCTGTTGGTGTTCGAACTTCCGGAAGTTGGCATTGGCCACGAGCGCGGTCTTCGCTCTGGCCAGATCTGCCTTCACCGTCGCCGCCTGCAGGTCGTGCAGCCCGTTGACGGCACCGTCGCGTTGGTAGCCAACCCAGCACCCATGGAGGATGCTGGCGGTCATTAGGCCAGCCCAGAGCCAACCGGGCACCAGGCCGAAAAGGCCCGCGATCGCACTCATGGGAATTTCGCGTCGCCCGACACGATGGCCGAGCGGGCGTCCATGCCGAGGAACACGAGCCGCGTCGCCTCGCGTCGGCGCTGCAAGCCCTTAAGTACCTGACCACCAGAGCGAACCCACCTCGGGAGTTCGGCGGCCGCGCCAGCGTAGTCCCCGAGATTGAGTTTGCGCAAGAACGTCGACGGCTGGCCATCAGCCAACCACAGGATGCCATCGCGGCCGCCACCGCCGGGGCCAGTGTTGTAGACCGTGGAAACGATAGCATCCCACTGCCGCTGATTGACGGGCACTTGCACAGCGCGCCGAGTCGCGGGCTCGAAATCGCGCACCAGGCGCTTTGCATAGCGCCCGTCCGCCTCAGCCTGGCTGATGACCATGCCAACGGTCACGCCCTCGGTGTCGCCCCAGCCGATCGTCCAGGGCTTGCCGCTCAGGTGCGTGAACTGCAGCGGCACCATGGTCAGACTGTAGGGATCGATGCGGGCGGCCTGCAGCGCCTTGAACAACGGCGAGCCGGGATCTGGATAGGCCCGCAGCTTGCAGGCCTCGTAGTGATGATTGAGCTCGTGGCCATCCGGCCCGGTGGAGAGGTCTTCGTGCATGAGAGATCCTTCAGAGAGGAGATCCGTCAGCCTTGCGCAGGCCTCCGGTTTCGGTTTCAGCGGGCGGCCCCTGACGCCAAAGTTTTCGGGTCAGAGCCATGTAGAGCAGTACGCCGCCGACGCCGGCGCCCTCGTACCAATCGACCGGCCTCGCGGCAAGAAGGTCGAGCAATACGCCGAGGGCATAGACGGCGAACAGCAGATACATGGCGAACCATGCGGCTCGGTTGGTGTGGAACCGCATCAGGTCGATGCGGCAGATGCAGGCCATCAGCACCAAGGCGCAGACAGCCATTCCCAAACAGCGGATTGCGGCTTCCATCACTGTTCCCCCTGCTTGTCGATGCCGGTCACGCCGCCCAGCTTGTCGATACGGTTGATGCCTGCCCTCAGGAGCGCCGTGACGATCAATTGCGCCCCGAAGCCAGCGACCAAGCTGCACACGATGAGCAGCGGACGCGATTCGCTCTGGAACGTCGATAGCGCACCTGTGCCGCAGGCAGCACCCACGAGCGTCGACAGGCTTACGAAGATGACGGAGCGGACGCGCCCCATCTTGGCCGCCTGGTACAGCGCCAAGAGGGCGCCGACCATGCCCCAGATCAGGCTGTAGTAGTCAACGCCCAGCAGAGCGAGCGATATGGCAGAAGCGCCGGCGGCGATCGCGCCGGCGACGGTGGTCGTAGGTTCGGGCAATGCGAGCTCCAGAAAGACAAAACCCGCCGAAGCGGGTTACTGTTTGGGAATCTCAGTCAGGCTGGCATTGCCGGCCACTGAACCGCCGCCGGGAAGCCCGCCTGCTGCTCGATGCGGCTCAGGTCGACCCGGTACTTTTTCCACTTCTTCAGCAGCGCGGCTTCCTCGACGGTAGCCTCGTCCAGGTCGACGGCGTCTTGCAGGGGCGCAATGCGCAGCGTCGCCTCTGCCAACAACGCATCTCGCTGAGCCAACACCTGTGCATCGGTCGGCGGCAGCGGCGGCGGCGCCGGCGGCGCCACACGCGACAGCGCGCCGTCGATCACATACCAGCCATCGGTCGACTGGTTGATATCGAAATCACCAGGCAGCGTAAGCAAGGCAGCCGGATCGGCGTCGAGGTATAGGAAGGCAAGCCGATCCTGCCACTGCATGACCGCTTTCCCTTCCAAATCGAACAGCGCGAACTTGGCATGCGGCACCTCTCGTGTGAGCGCGCCCTGTACGACGAACCAGCCGATCGGCGACTGGTCCAGATCAAAGTCGTCAGGCAACTGATGCAGCGCATCGGGATCCAAACCACCAGCCTCGAAGGCTGCATCGTCGAGAAATCGAGCGACCGCTCGTGTCAGCGGATGGAAGTTTGCGTATTTCATTTCTATGTCCTTCATCACCATTCGAAGATCGCGAGGGCTGGGGCGCCACCGGCGCCAGTACCACCCGACTGCGTGCTGCCGGCACCCTGGCTGTAGTAGCCGCCCCCACCACCGCCGCCAGCACCAAAGCCGTTGCCTGTCGTGCCAGGAAGGCCGTTTGCTCCGCTTGCTGCGCGCCCACCTGGGCCTCCGCCCCCGAATGGACTGCTCCCCCCTGCACCGCCCGCGCCAGTTCCTGCCAGCTTGTAGCCATCGCCACCATTCGCGCCCGGAGCCTGCCCCGCGCCGCCGTTCGGTCCCGCCACGGCGCTTGTCGATCCATTTGCGCCACCGCCACCGCCAGTGCCACCGGTGAGAGTCAAAGTCGCACCGTTCAGATTTGTGATCGTGAAGTTGCCGCCAGCCTGGCCAGCGGTTCCACTGGAACCTGTACCGGGGACAGATGACCCCGCGGCCCCCATCGTTCCGGTGATGGTCTGACCAGGAACCACCGTGTAGGCCTGGCGAAGCACCCATTGGCCTGCGCCACCTCCCCCGCCACCGCTACCGGTGAAGGTGGAATCGCCGCCACCGCCGGAGCCGCCGCCCGCACCGGCAGCGATCGCAGAAACCCACAGAGTGGTGACGCCAGGCGGCACGACGAAAGTGAAACTTGTCGTGAATCGGGCGATGCCCTTGAGGCCGCCGAACAGCTGGTTCATAGCGACGGCCTGCTGACCAGCGGTTGCGTTCGCTACCTGCAAAGGAGCGCCTGTGCATTCGATCAACACGAACGAATTCAGCGCCGCGTTCCACACGACCAGGCACTTTCCGTTGGCAACGATTTCGCCCCCCTGCAGAGCAGCGTGCGCGCCGCCAACGACCGCCTTGACCCCAAGGCCGCTGACGTCGAGCGTCACGGCACCGGTGTTCGTTGCGGCCGCCTTGAACCAAAGAACCATGCCGTCGACCAATGCTTTGATGGCCGGCGTATAGGAAACCGTCTGCGCATTCGCCGCGCCAGCACCAGCCGCATAGATCAGTCCATTGCTTCGAAAGGCATGGATTAGCCTGGCCCAGTCGTCGTTATCGATCGGGAGGCCGGAGGCCTCCACGAGAGCCGCATTGACGAACAACAGTCTGTTGTAGATCTCCGCCATGTTGCGCGTCGCGTTCGCGGGACTGTTGCCGTCGACAGCGCCGGTGATCGGCACATTCCACGGCGATGGCGTGTTGGGCCCGGGTGTAAAGAGCCCGGAGTTGGCGACTCCCGGGATGTGGTTGATCAAGTCCATGATTTCCTTTCAGGCAAAAAAAAGGACTGCCGAGGCAGTCCTTGAGTGAAATGAGTAGTTGGTTCAGGCACACACAGCCCATGCGACGTGCGCCGGCAGATGCTTCTTCATCAAGCAGACCAGCAGGCCCCACTTGATGGGATCGGCAATCATCAAAGGCTCTCCCACGCCACCGGTCCACCCTCCCATCGTGCTGTGGTAGATGACAGGACACATAGGCGGCTGGACGAAGTCCGGATCGTTGAGGGTCAGCGGCTGCCCTACGGCCGAGCCAGCACCATCACTGATCACGCCCCAGCCGCCGACCACGTTGTGGATAGTCGTCTGCAGGGCAGCCGGGCCAATCCCGCGAACGCAAATACCGCCATACACCGTGAGTGGCTGGCCCATGGTGCTGTTCATCCAGCTGTGAACGAAGATGTGCTCAAGCGTCAGGAGCGGGCAATCGAGCGCGATGCGCAACAGCGCCTGCAGCTGCTCCCGGATGCTGATCCCGGTGCTGCGCCGCGCCGCGCACACCTGGGCCTGGCGCCCGGGCAGATCCGTGGGATAGGCTCCCGCAGCGCACTCACCAGGCAGCCCGTATTCGATCTCCCATTCAGAGAGCAGCTCGACGGAATTGCAGGCCAGCGACTCCACGAACAAGTCGCACATCCGCTGCTCCATGTCCGCAAGCAGGCGGCCGAAGGCGCGGTAGAGGGCCGATTTCGTCGTCGTATACAGCTTGCACCAGGCCACGCCTCGCGGTTCCAGCGCGAGCGCCACCTCGGCGAACTGCTCGGGTGTATGGCCGCACAGTGGCGCCTCTGCCGCGACAGGCTGGGCCTCGCACAGAGGTGCGGCTTCTGCGGCGCATGCGACGGTTGCTGCGTCCACGGTCAGCTCCAGGTGATGTTGCCGCGCACGCCGACCTCGAAGAGCGGAGCGAAGGCGCTGAAGACAAGAGGCCCGCTCGGCACCGACATGGCGTGATCGTATTCACCCTGCGCGCCGCTGATCGCCTCGGAGATGTGTGTCAGTGGAATCGTGTTGCCAGGGCCGGCCTCACGGTAGAAAAGGTCGTCCAGCTCGTTCGAGATGTTCTGGCGTACTGCTGGATCGTTGCTCGGGATCTCGTGGATCGTGAAGGGCACAACCTTGAGCGTGGGCGCATAGACATAAAGTGCGGTGCCCTCGGGCGTGAATTGAGCCAGGTGATCGCGCATCTGCTGTACCACCGCCGGTGGCGGCACGATGCCATCGTTGTCCTGGGCGAATACCACTGCGACAGTCCCGTTGCCATAGACAGTCGGCACGACCCACACGCGCGTTACCGCAGCACTGAGCGCTCCGGCCCAACGCTCCCAGTCGCTCGCCGTTCCCGCGCCAGGCGGATTGCGAAGTCGCTGCAGTAGCCGTGCGCGCAGGGCGTCGTCGAGCTCTTCATCGGCACCACCCGCTATCGTCCCGCTGGCCACGACGGCACTTTGTAGGCCAGCGACCGGACTGGTCGACTGCAGCTGGACCAGCGCCGGCGCGTTCCCCAAAGTCCCCGAGGTCAACGCCACAGCAGGCAGCTCGAGATAGCCGGCACCAGATATGAAACCACCGCCAGTCAGCTGGTATTGAACGCCGTCCGATCGCTGAAAAACGGTCCCGGCAACAACCGCACTGCCAGCCACACCCTGCAGGGCGACGCTCCCTTGCGCCGCAGTCGCCGGCAGTCGGTAGATTCCGTAGCTCTCGGCGATCAGTTCCAGGAAGCGCCGCGTAGCCGTCATCGCAAACAGCTGGCGACTCAGGAACACCAGAGCGCTGTAGAGACCATCGGTCAGCGCGGCCCAGACCCGTGCGAACACATTCAGCATCGAAAAGCGCAGACGCGCATCAGCATTCGGGATGAGCGCGTTGATCTCAGCCTCGGCCGTGCTGATGAGCTGGCCGAGCGTCGGTCGGGTGAATGCCATGGATATCCTGTTCGAAGTTCGTTGAATGTCAGGCTGTTGCCAGCACGCTGGCGCAGTCGAGCGCGTCCCAGTCCTGCACTGCCCGCAGGTCCCACGCGTAGCGGAATTTCCACTGCAAGCCGCGGCCATCCGGCTTGAAGATCTGCACTGTCAGCGCCAAGACGTTCTTACAACCACCGACAGCGGCCGCAGTGGCAGTCACTTTCTTGGCCACGCGGTCCTCGATCAGCCATGCCAGCGCCTCGAGTGCGTACTCCTCCGCCAGGTGCATCACCTCGGGAAGGTTGCGCGCGCGCTCGAGCAGCCAGAGCCGCGAGCCGATGCGCTGCCCTTCCATCGCGTCGGCCCACCACCCACGCGGATCAGTTCCGTCTGGCAGCACGTCGTCCTCATTGGCTCGCCGGTCGGTGAACAAGCTGATGAAGACTGCAGTCGACAGTTCGTTGACCGCGACAAGATCGCCGCACGCAATGCGCACGTCTGCACAGGCTTCGGGCCCGCAGCCGTAGAAGAGTTCTGCATCCATCAGATAGGTTCCGCTGTTGTGCCAGCTCCAACGGAGCCGCCGGGATGCCGGTGGTGCAAAGCGCTGATCGCGGCACCGTCGCTGTCGGCCACCATGTCCTCGGTGGCCTTCGCATTGCCGATGACCTGCACGACCCCGCTGGCAGGCTCCATGACGATGTCTCCGTTCGGATTCATGCCAATGCTGCTACCGCCGTAGGCGGCCGTCAGGTAGCCGTTCACGCGGAACTGGGTGCTAGCCGGTGTCACCTCGATGTCGCCATTGGCCAGCATCTTGAAGGTGCTGCCGGCCGTGTCGGTGATCACCACCTGTCCCGTCTTGTCGAGCAGGATGGTCTGCCCCTGCTGGGCCCGGACCTCGACCTCGCCGTCCTTGTTGAAGAACAGCCGCTGCCCATGCTGAGTCGCCTCGAGCGTGATCTGGCCGTCTTGATCGAAGAGATGGTTCTGCCCGTGCACGCTGTACTGCTGGGTCTCGCCCGGCTTCAAGCCGGCAGGGCGATGTGCCTTGTCGAACCACCCAAGGACGATCCCATGGTCACTCTCGCCGTTTGGGAACACAGCGAGACCCTCGGGTACCGACGCCGGCGGGTGCGCCGTGAAGCCGTACGTCTCGAGCACCTCCACGTCGTTGTGCAGGTCGCCGGCCAGGCTCTCCATCTGCACCTGGACACTCGGCGTATCCGTGTCGGTCGTGAGGCGAAGCACACGGCGCACAAGACCAAAAATGCGATCTGCAGACATCAGCGCCCCCTGCTCACGCCGCTGAGCTGCCGCGAGCCGCTGGTGCCCCCGCCCTGCCCCGCTTCGACCTTCGGGATCTCCTTCAGGACGTCGTACGCCTCGGGGCTGTACAGCGTCATGATGCAGACGGTGCCGCCGCTCAGGTCTAGCGTGTATTCGATGTTGCTGACCAGCATGTCCTCGTCCTCATTCGACCGGCGAGATTTCAGGTTCGTGAGCGTGTTGATCTCCCAGATGCTGCCGTCGCTCTGGCGCCAGCCCTGCACCTGGACGACGAACTTCCTGCTCCTGGCCTCACGGGTACCCGCTTCCCATTGCGCGCGATCGAGGCACCGTTTTGCGTCGGCCTGGTCCTCAGCGTTGATGATGAGCGGGCGGTAGCGCTGGATCGACTTGCTGCCGACCGTCACGGTCGAGCCTGCGGCCGCGGCGCCGCCACGCTTGACAGTGGCCACCGGCTTCACCGAAGCGGCCCCGCTCAGCACCGCGGCACCGCCGCCACCAGTCGCGCCGTGCGCCTGCCCCTTCACAGTGATCTCGGAATAGAGGTTCGCGAAGCTCCGTTCGGACTGAATCGGTGCCTTCAGGTTGCGCCCCAGGGCCAGCTTGTCGGTGGCCCGCCCGTTCAGCCCCGCGCGCGTGACGACCAGGCCGCCCTTGCGATCGCTGATCAACAGCACTCCCTGAATCTTGGCGAGCTTCTCAAGCAGCTTGTGCACCGTCTCGCCGCTGTTGCTGCCCTTTCTGGGCAGCCTGCCGCCACCCTTGCCGGCCTTCGCCGCCGGCGCCTTGTGCTTGCCCGGCTTCTTTGCGACATAGCCACCGCCCGACGTTTCCACTTGCGTCAGCAGCTCGATGTTGTAGGGCTTGAGCAGCTCGGCCGCGATGTACTCGAACGTCAGCCCGGTCCATTCGGTGCTCGGCGCGCTGCAGTCGACCAGGTCACCGGTCCTGTCCCGACCCTCGACCCGGAAGGTGTGCTCTTCGGTCCCCTCGACCTCGCCCACAAAATCGATGTAGCCGGTGATCATCACGTCCTGGCCGATCCTGACCGTGCAGGCCTCTCCAGGTGCGATCGCGAACTCCACATCCTGGTCGGGCCATTTCTCGGTGACCTCGAGGGAGAACGTGCCGGCGAGCTGCTCGATGCCCTGGGTGATGCGCACACCCTTCCAGCCCTCGTAGCGCACACCGTCGACCTCGAGGCTGACGCGGTTGTCGGCGTCGATCGGGCTCAAGCGCTCGGCGATCATTCAGTCACCTCGTGCAGGAGCTCGATCGCGGCGCGCGGCTGGATGAACAGCGGATTCGGGATCTCGTTGCGCTCATTGATCACGTCGTCCGTCAGCAGTCCGTAGTGACGATAAGCCAGCACCAGGGAAGGCATGAAGCCATTCCAACCGTTGCCATCGCAGCACGTGGTGATGAAGGTGCGCGCGAGGTGCTCGCCGATGGCCGTCATGTGCTGCACAGCCGCTGTGCGCAACGCGACCAGCAGCTGCTGCGTGGTCTGGTACATCTGCAGGCTGGAGAGCTCCAGCAGCTCGCTGGTGAAAGACTGCGTGATCGCCGTGCGCTGCGTCTGCATCTCGTTATGCGTGATCAGTTGGGGCGTGCTGCGAAGGACCGTGCTGTCGGCCGCGAAGCGCGTGCTCGAGCTGGCGAAGTCCACGCTGAGCTCCGCCGTCCTGACCAAGCTCGCGACCTGCACCAGATGCGTGAAGGCGACGCTGTTCGCGCGCTGCGCGGTGCGTCCCTTCGTCGCGATGCCGGGGGTCTGGGGCCGCAGGAACTGGTGGAACGCTTCCGGCTGGCTGACGTCCCGCATGATCGCCACGACCTGCTGGGCCAACACCAGAGGCTGCGCGTAAATGCCTACCGAGGCGAGGTTGAGCTCGGCGACCTGAGCCGCCAGGCTCTGCGGCCTGCGCCACTGCGACAGCACGCCCAGGAACTGCCCGACCATGTCGACCGCATCGGCCAGGACAAACCCGGGCAGGTCCTCAACGCCGAATGCCATCGAGAATTCGTCGGCCAGCGCGGTGTAGCTGTCGTCAGCCGCGGCCAGTACAGTGCCGCCGGTGTCATCGACGGCATCGGCGCGGAACTCGAGCTCGCCGGCCTCGACGAAGTCCATTGACAGCGAGATGAAGCCACCGAGCTCGCTGCTCGTCTGCTTGACACCCATCGTCGTGATGTGCCCGCGCAGGCTGCCGTAGTACGGATGGACCAGCGTGCCCACGCCGCCCTGCTCCACCGCGTCGACCAGCGCGTCGCGCTGCGGCCACGGGTTGAAGTTGTTCTGCGCACCGGCGCAAATCCAGCCGTCGATGCGGAACTTGCGCGTCTTGCGCCCGAGATCCTCGACATAGGGCTTATCGCGCTGCACGAACTCGTGAATTGCGACGTTGCGGCCGAACTCAACCTCGTCGCCGGCCACCTCGAAGGGCACGCCGCGCCACGAGGCCGGCCGAAGATTCTGGCGCCAAGTATTCGTTGTCATTGCGTTGCAAACATGCTGCCGGAGCGCGCGTCAATATTGAAGTTGGGGTTGCGGGATTCCACGCGCGTTACTTCCGGCTTTCCCTCCGATGTCACGCGGACGTCCAGCCGCCCGCTCACGTCGACCTTTTGCGTTGGAATGCTGATCGCCGGTGAGCCCGCGCCGAAGCGCGTGCCGGCACCCGGCCCCGCGCCGCTGCCCGAGTTCGAGCCTGCGGCAGAGTTGGTCGACGCATCCGTTGCGGCCGCTGCAGCGGCCGCGGTCTGCACAGGCAGCGCGTTGTCCAGGCGGCGCACATCTGCCGTCTGTGCCTGCTGATCGCGGTACATCTTGGCGGTGCTGGAATCGAACTTGAATTCCTTGCCCATGGCCCAGTCCATCACAGAGCCGAACAGCTTCACCGCATCGATTGCGAGCGTGATCGGCGTCAGCAGCAGCTTGAAGGCGCCGGCGATCATCTCGCCAGCGCTCTGCCCAGCCAGGCCCCACGCGGCGAAGCTCTCTTTCGTCTTGTCGACGGGCGCAAACAACTGGACGATCCAGTCGATCGCGCCGCCGATCAGGCCGCCCATGGCGCTGAAGGCCGAACCGACGACCGAAGCCACTCCCGACAAGGGCGAGAGCGCGTCGGCGACCGGCGCGATCGCGCGCGTGAAGCCCTCCCACACGCCGGCGAAGAAGGCCTTGATGCCATCCCATTTTTGGTAGATCAAGTAGCCGAGTGCAGCCACGGCCACGACGGCGGCGACGACCACGGTGATCGGCGCCAGGGCCAACGCCCACGAGGCCGCGGCAGACAGGCCGAACGACCTCAGCCCAATCTGAAACAGCTGCAGGCTGCGCAGCGCGGGCCCGAAGTTCATCGCGATGAAGCTCGCCGTTGCGGTCACTGCGCTGATCGACATACGCCCCAAGGCGAGCGCGATGCCGCCGGCACTGAGGATAAAAGGAGACGCGATCGCAATCAGGCCGCCAAACACCAGGTTGTCCCAGCCCACCAGGCCGGCCACCTTGTTGAGGATCTTGAAGAGCCCGCTGGTCTTGTCGGCCATCCGGTCCATGTCGTCCATGAACGGCTTCAGGTTCTGGCTCAACACGTCGGCCAGGGCCTTGACGCCCGGCATCATGGCGCTGCGATTCGCCTTCATGCGCGCCTCCATGATGTTCGAGAACTGCTCGAACACGGGCAGCATCTGCACGCCGAAGGCCAGCTTGAGGCCATTCATGGCGCTCTTCGAACGCTGGTAGGCCTCGTCCGCAGAATCGCCGATCGCGGCCATCTCGTCGGTCATCAACATGCCCGAGGAGCGCATCTTCTTCGCCAGGTCGTCGTACTCGGTGCCAATGGTCTCGAAGATCGGGATGAGCGTCGCACCCGTCTTGCCAGCGAGCGCGCGGAATTTCTCGATCTTCAGCATCTCATCGGCCTCGGTCGTGCTCTTGCTCGACACCAGGCCCATGGTCTTCATCAGGTCGAGGGGCTTCATCTCCTGCGCACGCGCAGCAGTCAACCCGAAAGCGCGGAGATCCTCGTCGAGCTTCTGTAGTTTCTTCCCGCCCTCGCTCTGGGCCGTCTGGATGTTGAGCTTGAATTTAAGGAAGGCGCCGCCCACCTCCTCCACGCTCGCACCGGCGTCTTTCGCGATCTTCTCGAAGACCTGGAACTCCTCCGCATTGAGGCGCAGTCGGCCACCAAGATCGTGAATCCGCCCGGCTTTTTCAGCCGTCTCTGCAACAGCATCGAAGCCGGACTTGATCGCGGCGATACCTCCGATCGCCAGGCCCGCGCCGCCGGCGATACCCAGAGCGGCCATCTGTCCGCGCAGCGTGCCAAGGTGGGCCTGCAGGCGGCCGAACGATGTCGACCCGAGGCCACCCGCGAGCCTATTTTTAAGCGAATCCGCGGCCGAGCTGAGGCCCTTGAAGCGCTGCTGCAGCGCTTGGAACGCTGGCGCCGAGCTGTCCTGCGCATTGAGGACAACTCTGGCTTCTTGGGTGACTGCCATGTGGTTTTACCTGCCTGTTTTTGCGGCCTCAGCCGCGATGCGCTCTGCATCCGAAATGACTTCGGACACCTCAATCCAAAAGGCGAGGCGCTCGACGGTCATCTCTTCGATCTCTGAAGGTTGGACTCCGCGCGCCAGTAGCGCCGCGGCGGAGTCCCTTACCTGTTTGGGCCGACGAAGATCTCGGTGATGCCCGCGACGGCCGGTTCGAAGGCCCGGAAATCCAGCGCGTCGATCTCTTCACGCGGCATGCCGCTGTGCTGAAGCACCTGCGCCGCGAATTCGACGCGCTGAGCGTTGATGTCGGCTGTGATCTTTGCGATCAGAGCCCTGACAGGCTTGATCGGCGGCACCTTGAAGCCGGCCTCTTCGAACGGCACCATCAGCGGCTGGAGCTCGTTCGCGTAATCCAGCGCATCGGGCGTCGTGAGCTTTGCAGCCTCGAACTGGTTGAGGCCAGCGCACAGCTCTGTCAGCACGTGTGCAGCAAGAAGGGTGTTGCCCATCGGCACCTTGCGCATCATCCCCACAGTGAGGACCGTGGGCAGGGGCAGCTCGGTGAACTCGACGTCGACGCCATCGCGCCGCGACTTGAAGGGAGCCTTGAGTGTGTAAATGGTCTTCATGGTGTTCAGCACTCAGTAGACGACCGCGGCGTCGCCCTTGAAGGCCAGCTTCACCTTGCCTTCGGAATCCTTTATCTCGAGGCCTGCCGACAGCTGGGCGTTCGTGGACAGATAGCTGACCCCCTCGACGGTCAGGAACATCAGATCGCCACATTTGCCGCGATAGTTGTCGGGGTTGAAGTCGACCGTGAGCGGGTACTCGAATTCGATCTCCGCAGGTTCGACGGTCGTGGTGCCGAACCAGCGTCCGTTGTTGTCGGTCACGCCGTCGGAGGCAACATCGCCGCCCAGCTTGATCAGGGCGGTCTTGTTGACGGGGGTGTGGTTGATGCCGTTGAAAACAACGGTCGCCACGCGGATAGTCTGCGATGCGCAAGCCATGTTGAATGCTCCTTCGTGTGGGGGAATGACTGCGATCAGCAGACGATGTAGGACAGCTTGCCGGCCTTGACCGTCAGGATGTTCACGAGGTCCGGCATGGCCTGGAACTTGATCGTGTTGCAGTCCTCGATGCTTCGCTCGACCACGAGCGTGGCCTTGAACTGGTCGAAGTTCTCGACGATGCCCAGCGGAACCCATACGCTCTTGCACAGCGCGATGATCGAGCCCTTGATCATCTTGGGCGTGGCCACATCCGGCGGCAAGCCGTTGGTGCCGTCGTCGGCCAGGCGGTTGCGCGGATAGGTCGTGTCGAGCATCGCGCGCACGCTCCAGCGCAGGTAGCTCTTGGCGAGCTGGGTCTCGACGCGGCGCTCGGCATCCGTGGGCACACCGCTGTCCGTTGTGATGCGTTCGGTGATCGCGGTTTCCAGCATCACCTGGTCGGCGTCGTTGCACTTGTACGTGGCGTTGCCGGTGTTCAGGATGAAGCGGTTTCGCACGTTCCACATGAAGCGAGTCGCCACGGGTGCGGGCTTCAGGCAGTTCAGCACGACCAACTGGTGCGGGTTGTTCGCCACCGCGCTCGCAAGCGCCGCACTGATCGCCGCATAGACGGCCGCGAACTGCCAGGCGCTGGACATCAGGCCGCCGTACTGGATCCCGTTGATGACCTGGCCGGGCTCGACCGCCATCGTCGTGCGGTATTCGCTGTTGCGCGACGCCATGAAGGTCCCGATCTGGGCCTCGCTGCCCCGATAGGCGCCATAGATGAGGAAGTCGTCCTGGCCATTGCCGAGACTGGTAGGGCCCGGCAGAGGAGCCCAGCGGTCCTGGGCTTCCGCCAGGATCAATGCCGCGTTCGTGGTGTCGTTGTACGGCACAACCACATGCGTCATGTACATGGTCGACGCGCTGGCGATGCCGGCAGCGATGCTGGGGTTTTGCGCACCAGGCGTGGCGCTCACGAACGTGACGAAGGCGCCCGAAGGGCTGGCGTCCCCCGCGTTGTATTGCGCAACGATCTGGACGTCGTTGAGCAACTCGCCCTTGTTCTTCGCTGTGAGGGTGAGAACTGCGGCTACGGCGCTCGCGGTAAAGAGCGCTGCGTTGTCGGCATTGATGACGGCGGCCAAGGCCGCGGCGACGGTTGCAGCGGTGGCGCCCACGGCCACCGCAACGCGGTATTCGAGGTCGCCGACGTAGATCCGCTCGACGCCGGCCTGCGCGGCGGCCGCGGTGTAGGCCGTCGCATAGTCGGCTGTCACCACGCGAGCCACGGCCGCGGCATCGTCGTATTGCGGACAGAACCAAACCTCGTTGATGCTGTTCGTCTTGAACAGATCGCGCGCCATGTGCGACAGGATCGAGCCCGGGCCGAAGAGCTGGCTCGCCTGGGCGGCGCTGTTGACCTGAACAGGAATGTTCGGTTGTGCGGTCGAGCCCAGCGGATACGGACCCGTCTTGATCTTGTCCATCTGTCCATAGACGAAGATCTTGTAGGGCTTGCCGGCCTGCGTGGTGCGCGCGCCAGTACCGTCGAACTCGACGTACGTGCCGGGCACACCGACCGTGCTCGGGATTTGCTGGAAAGTGATGGACATGGGGCCTTCCTTGGCTCAAAGCCCACAGAAGCGCGGGCGGGTGGAAATAAAAAGGCCCGCACATCGGCGGGCCACGGGAACGGGGTTGGAGGAGATCAGGCAGCGGAAGCCGAAGAACCCTTACCAGAACGGCCAGACCGGGACTCCGCCGCAGGCGTGTCCGACAGCGCGCCCTGCGGCGCGTCGACAGCGGTAGATGCAGGGGCCGCAGCGTCGGCTACGCCGGTCACGGCTTCGGCCTCGATCTGCGTAATCGAGATGTCGCCCGTGCGCTCGGCGTAGTGATCCGGCGGCAGCAGGATCTCGCGCTTGACGCCGTCCTCGGGCATCGGATCGCCGGTCAATGCGTCGTTGACGCCAGGGCGAAGGGCTTTCAGCAGGTACATGAGATTTCCTTGGAGTGGACGAAAGGTCAGCCCTTGCGGGTAGGCCAGGCCGGATTGGCTGGGCGCGGTGCAGACGTCTGCACGCGCGGTGCTGGCGCCGGCGCAGGCGTGTTGAATGTGGGCAAGCCGAAGCGGCGCAACGGCACATTGACCAGCTGGCGAACAGCGGTGCAGGTGGAACAGGCCATGGGTTTCTTTCAGCAGGCGCCTTGCGGCGGTTGGGGAGTGGAAGCGGTGACGTGAATGCCCAGACCCTCGACACCGCAGACTCGGTGCCGCTGCTCGCCCAGCACCTTCTCCAGCGGGCAGGTATCCACCTCGGGTTCGGGATAGCAGGCGCGGTAGATCAACTTGAACTCGATCTGCGCGAACACATAGGGCACATCGCCCTCGGCGCTGCGGGCGATATCGGTGTTGACCTCGGAGATCTCGTCGGTCGTGATCCGCTGGCCTTCGACGTCAACGGAGGTGTTGCTGAACTGGCTGAACACGATGGACTCGATCACCTCGCAACATTCGTCGAGCTCGCGATCGGCCGACGCCGTCTGCCCGGGATGCGCAGGCAATCCGTCGACATGACGCCAGGGCTGGTGCATGTCCGGCGTGCGGGCCACGCGGATCTCGATCAGAAGAGAAAGCTCCTGCTCGAGCAGCTGCTGGCCCAGCGTGTTGCGCGTGCGCTCGCCGTCCGTGTAGACACACACATTCGGAAAGTGATCCTCGTCAGTGAAAGGCGTCGAGCGGCACACGAAGATGGCATCCGCCCAGGCACCTCGCCGCACCAGCTCTCGGGCCATGTGCTCGCGGATGAGCGTGCGCGGATGCGTCATGTGCGGTCCCTCAGGTGCGCCGCGTGCCGGGCGTCGACGGCCAGCAACAAGACGTCAAAGGATGCATCGAGCTTCTCTTCCGCCACCTTCACCTCGTAGACGACGTTCCGTCGAGTGACCAGGTCGCCCTGCAACGGCTTGCGCTGAAGCACACCGCGGCGGATGTTGCACATGGGCTGCCGACTGGAGATCGGCACCTGCCCACCCATGCTGATGTCGGTCGCAGCCATCGTGAACTTCGCGCAGATGTCGACAAGCTGGCCTTCGCGGTACTGGTAGCGGATCGGCTCGCCGAACTCGGCCTCGATGACGGCGGCCGCCTCCTGCTTCAGTTGTTCCCAGCTCATGACTGACTCGCGAGCACGGTGACGAAGCCGCGGGCCAGCGTGCACATGCTGCCGCTCGGCAGCTTCCCCACGACCTCGAAGGTGTAACGCCGCACTCCGGCCGAGAGCTTGAGTGTTTCGGTGCGCGGCAGATCGAATGCGGCGACCGCCGCGCTGGTGCCCGCCGGCGTGAAAACGCCAGCCACCGACAGCACCGCCAGCGGCGCGCTCCCGTTGCCGACCAGTCCGCAGTCGGCAACAGGATTCCATACGCTGAGCAGCACTTCGGTCGCGGCCACAGGCCAGCAGACGCCCGCGCCGACGAATTGCAACGCGCGGCCATCGGCCGCGAGGTAGTCGTCGCCCTGCACCAGCTCGAGGTGCAGGTTTCGCAGGAAGCTGTCGCTCATGGCCGGCGCTTACTCTGCGGCCTCGTCGTCATCGCCGACGCGTACAGCGAACCGCGCGCCGATCAGCGAATCGAGTTCCTCGGCGGAAGCGTCGAACTCCTCGCCGGGCGGGATCTCGACGACCTTGCCGCCGCGCTCGAGCTGGACGACGCCGAGGGCCTTAGCTCGCAACGTCTTCTTCGCCCGGGCAGTGCCGCTGCGGCCGCGGCCGGGCTCTTTGCCACTCGCAGCAGCACCTACAGCCGCGGCCGCACCTGTATCGAGCCCGCTGCCGGTAGCGGTGTTGCCCTCGCCTTCGCCGGCGGTCGAAGTGGTGTTGGTGGTATCGGTCATGGCTTAGAGAACCTTTGCGCGGAAAGTGGCGTTCACGACGCGCGGCACCAGCAGCGGAGCCGACTGCGTCATCGTGTAGATGACGCTCGGGTCATCCTGCTTCCACATCTTCGGGAAGTACTTCACCGGCGCCAGACTGTCGTGGTCCTGGATGGCGCCGAAGGCCTGCACACCACGCAGCGTCTGCTTGGCCACGAGCTGCACCTCGTCTGGCGGGATGTAGAACTGCGTGACGCCGGCGGCATCGGTGTAAGTGGCGTTGTAGGTCCACAGACGGAACTGACCGAACACGCCGCGGTAGACCTTTTGATCGTTGTCCTGCACGCCCGGCAGCAGGCTCGGCAGCTGGCCACCGATCGGCTGGACGTTCTTGTAGAGGTCCTTGAACTCGGGGTTCTGGGACAGCGGGGCCCAGACGTTCGCGCCCAGCAGCACGTCCGTGATGGTGCCGCCCTGGTTCTGCGCCACGGTGCCAGCCCAGGTGTCCAGGTTGCTGACGGGCTTGCCCGTGGTGGCGCTCCACAGGTTCGCGCCAGCCAGGACGACGCTGTTGCCAGCGTTGCGCTGGAAGTCGACACGCACCAGCGGATAGTCGTCGCCAGCGACGTCGACATACCCGTAGACCAGCGCCTGCGCCGCCATCCATTCGAGGCGGTTGTCGATGATGTCGACCTGCTCCTGCAGGTCCGCGGCGAGCTGCAGGTCGCGGCGCTGCGCGAGCGACAGCGAACCACCGATGCGCTCGCCCGGAAGGCGCGTCGTGACGTTGCACGGCGTGAGCGGCATCTTCGGCTTCACGTAGGCCGGCGAGAAGCTCTCGGTCGAGAAACCGCGACGACGAATCGGACGGCCTTCGACGCACGGAGAGACGAACGGCGCAAGCCGGCGTGCACCACTGAGACGATCGAAGCTGATCGCGGCCGTGTCGAAGGTCTGCACCTCCGGGAAGAAGGTGTTCGTGAGGAAGGTCGTCGGCTTGTAAGTCTGGTCGATGACTTCCAGCAACTCCAGGGTGGAATAGATGTCCATGGCTCAATCCAAAGTGAATGGCCTGCTGTTCAGCGGGCCGGGAAACAAAAAAGCCCGCTCTCTGGCGGGCCCCGCGCTCGACTGGCGAGCGATGGCGTTGGAGAAACGCGCCTTACAGCACGCGGCGCAGTTCGATCTTCTGAGGGCCGAGTGCGGCCTTCGCTGCGACGATCTGCGGGGCCGTAAGCGCCACGCCCGCCAGCTTCACGCGGTCCTGGGCGAACTCGCCCTGGTTGTAGAACTGCAGCTGGTTGCCCGTTGCCGCGTGGGCAGTCGCCTCTGCGGCCGTCAGCGAGAACGGCATGATGTACTTGGCATTCGCCGGATCAGCGACCAGGCTCACCGTGTTGGTGGCGTCAACGCCGAGCAGGTCGCCGCGTGCATACGCGACGCCGCCCGTCAGCAGTGCCTCGGTGGTTTGCACATGGTCGCCGACGATCAGGTCGTCGGGGGTGAACACGTCGCGGGTCACGCCCGCGGCATTGCAGCAAGATTGCATGGTGATACTCCTAAGGTAGTGGCAGTGATGAAATCAGCGCAGATCAGGCCCGGCGCTGCACCTGCTGGGCGCCGGCGATGCGTTGCGCGAGCGACGGCTTTTCACCGCCGCCGCCGCCCTGGCCGGATGCATCGGGACGCACGAGTTGGACGTTGCCCATCTGCTCGAGTGCAGTTGCCGCAGCGGACGCTGCAGGGTCGATTGCAGGCACGGTCGCCAGCAGTTTCGTGGCCACTTCGGCAGCCATGTCGGTGCCAAGGGCGAACTCGCGTGCGGTGGCTTCGCGGCCCTTCGCCGCATCGCAGCCGAGGATTGCACCGACCCGGGTGCGCTCTGCAGTGGCACCTTCCCGCAGACCAGCTGCGTGCCCTTCAGCACGGCCAGCCTCGCGTGCCTGCGCTAGCTGTTCGGGGGTGATCTCGCCAGCATTGGGCGAGGCGTTGCCGTCTTTCGACATGGATTTGCCTTTCGAGAATCCGCCTTGTTTGGCGAGGGTTGCAGAAAATGCGCTGAGCGTTTCGTCGAACGACATGACCTGGTCGGCCAGCCCGATTTCGACGGCGTCTCTGCCGCGGTACAGCTGGGCTTCCGTGGAAAGCACCTGCGCTGTGGGGATGCTCCGATTGCCGGCGACTGCCTCGGCAAACTGGGAGCGAAGTTCGTCGATGTCCGCCTGGAAGGCGTTGCGCACGGCCTCCGGCAGCGCCTCGTAGGGATTGCCGTCGACCTTGTGGGCGCCGGCGTACAGCAGCGTGACCTTGATGCCTTCCTGGTCGAGTGCCCCGCTGTAGTCGGCATGGGCCATCAGCACACCAATGCTGCCAACCTCAGCGGTATCGGACAGAATCAGGCGGTCGGCGGCGCTGCCCAGCCAGTAGGCCGCGCTCGCCGCCATCTCGTTCGCGTGAGTCCAGACCGGCTTCGATGCGCCGCTGATCATGCGCGCGAGATCTCGCACACCCGCGACCTCGCCGCCCGGGCTGTCGACATCGAGCAAGATGCCCTTCACGCGGGAGCTGGAAAGCGCGCTTTCGATCTGCGCCTGGATACCGTCGTAACCCATGCAGCCCGAGCTGGTGCCGATGTAGCCGCTCTTGTGCATAAGCGAGCCCTGCACCGGAATAATCGCCACACCGTCGACGACGGGATAGCTCTGGTCAGTGATGTCGGCGCCACTCCACGGATCGCGGGCCCGCGGCAGATACGACTCGCACAGCGCAGCCATCGCCTTCGGGTCGAGGGCATCACCCTTCGCGTCGACCAGTCCCGCGAAATTGAGCCGGCCGCCGATGGCCGAGAAGAGGATTCGGGCGTAGCCCGGCTCCAGCAGCAGCGGGCGATTCAGCGCGCGAGCCGCGACGTGGGCATATTTCATGGTCATTCCTGTTGTGCTGCAGCGGCGTCGTCGGCTGCGTTCTGCTCGGGCGTGCGAGCTGTGGTCGGCGCGCCGCCGAGGTACTCAGGAAGCGGCAGGCCGCGCTCTTCGAACATTTCGCGCGTCCGCACGTGGCCGTCGAGCAGCCGCTCGAGGTCGTTGCCGCTCTCGGCGAGGATGTCGTCCAGCGCCACCTGGTGCGTGGCCAGGCCGACCTCGTTCGCCTTGGCCTGCTTGAATTCGTCCAGCACGATCTTGCCGGCACCGATCCAACTGCAGCTGGTGAGCCACGCGAAGATCTGGCCCATGGCGGTGCTGTTGTCGGGCCAGTACTTGACGCCTGGCGGCGGCGCGATGGTGGCGCGCACGATGGCCTCGTCGAACCACAGGCGAAACATCAGTGTGGCAGCCCTGTCCGCGATCGCGGCGCGCTTGGCCAGAACGTATTGCCAGGCGATCTGCATGGCGGCACGGGCACTGCTGTAGCTGGTTTTGCTGAAGTCGCCGCTGGCCTCTTCGAAGCTCATGCCCCAGCCGCGGGCATTCTGCCGCATGAGGCCTTCCTTGAACTGCTCGTGGTTGCTCGCCTGGTTGTGCGGCTGCAGCACGCCGATCTCGTCGTCGGGATAGAGCGTTGGCAGCTTCACGCCGTTGATGTTCACGCCCGCATTGCCGTAGAAGGCTTCCTGTGCGGCCATGCACATCTGGGTGAACTTCATCATCCCCTCTTCGTCGTCGGCGCCCATGATTTCTTTGGCGCGCTGGCGACCGAGGGGCGTCTTGATGTACATGGCGAAGGCCGTCGACAGCTGCGAAAGCTGCAGCTCCAGGTCCTCCTGCATGTCCATCATCTTCAGCTTCTGCAGCGTGCTCGCCATCGCGCTGAAGCCACGGGTCTGGTCAGCCTGCTCGACCTCGAACAGGTGAATGACCTGCCGCCACCCGAACTCGTTCACCTTGGTGACGCGGTCCCACTGGCCGACAGCCGTCGAGGCGAGGTAGCCGTAGTCCTGCTGGTGCTTCGTGCGGATGTGGTACGCGACCGCGGCGCCCCAGGCATCGAGCTCGACGCCGGCGCGTACCCGGTTGCCGTTGGGCAGCACCTCTTCCTGGTTGTTGAGCAGACCCTGCACGCCAGGCGTCGATACGCGCTCCGGCTCGACCGTAGTGAAGCAGGTGGCATAACCCGAGGGCGACGGCCGCCATTGCCGGACAAGGAAGCCCTCGCCCTGCACCATCTCCGTCCCCGACATCTCGCGCACGAACTGGCTGAAGGTGCGCTTGCGCTGCGCATCGATCCAGCAGTCAGGATCGTCCGCCCACGCGTGGAAAGCCACCTCGACCTGGCTGGCCCACGCGGCAGCGACCTTCGCGGTGATGCCCAGCAGCTTGTAGGCCGGCTGCAGCTGCAACTTGTAGCTGGCGCCGACGATGCGGTCTTTCTGGTTCTGGACCGCACCACGGGCGTAGCCGTTGTTGCGCACCAGGTCCTTGGCGCGCCCCTCTGCCCGCGCCTTCTCCGGCAACATCGCGCGGTCGGCGCTCTGCAGCGGCGGCTGCCAGCGACCGAGCTCGCGGCTCAGGCTGTCGCTGGCCTTGTAGCTGGCTGCGCTGGGCATGGGTCTGCCCTCGGCGTCCAGGATCCGGATGCCGCTTTGCGTGTCGAGCATGGCGATCTCAGCAGCCGCAACCGCGCCGACGCGAGCCACAGCCGAAGGAAACCGACAGCGGGCCGCCACCGCCCAGGCCCAATAGGGCCGATGCCGCCTCGTTCGGGCAGGCAATGTTCAGGCGCCGGATGTGGTCCAACAGGTGCGGCATCGACTTCGGTTGGTACTTGACGCGCTCTTCACCGAACTGGACTTCGACGACCTCGCGGCCGCCCTGCAGCGCGAGGTAGGCATTCACGGCGGCGCACAGCATGTCGGCGCATGTCGGCATTACGCACGGCGACGCCGAGGGCGCGGCCGCAGCCTGATCACAGGGATTGCAGTTCGTCATGGTCTTTCGTCGTTACTCGCCGTTGACGCGCCGGCCGCGGTCCCGCAGCCATTGCAGATATTTCTCGTTGCCGGATGCGGCGACGGTGTTCTTCTCCGCCATCCGTTGCCCAAGTGCGCGCCCTGCCCACTCGGGGGGCTTTGCCCAGTTGATCTTTTCACCGCCCACCAGCGTGTAGGCGACGCGGTTGTAGCCGCACAAGTCGAAGGCTTCGTTGTTGTCGCCCTTGCGCTTCTTCACCCAGCCTGTCGCGGTCCGCGTCTCCGCCGTCAGCTCGCGGAAGAACCACTCCCCAACCCAATCCGGCAAGTTGATCGAATTCGGTCCCGGCTCTTCGCGCGCCAAGCTCGCCGCCACTTCATCCTTGAAGATGTTCGGGTTGATGATGTACAGCGGTACCCTGATCCGGTCGTCGCCTGGCTTGCCCTTCGCGATCCGTTGCGCGGTGCGCGAGCTCGCCCCCTTGATGAGGGCGAACCGGTCAGCACGCGACTGGCGCTTTAGCCGCAGCGCGTACGCATATGCGTTGTTCGTTGCCTGGTCCTGGCCACCGGAGTCGCAGACGATCATCCTGCTCTGGACCTTGATGTCCTCGTGGCCCGCCACCGAATACTCGTCGTCCATCAGCTTGTCCAGGGCGGCCCAGTCCTCGGCATGCGTGAAGGGCGAGATCTTCAAGCGCTCACCGCCCTCGCCGATCCGATCGCTTGAGGTCAAGTTGAAGCGGTCGATGATCCAGCACTGCCCATCGACACCCCACGCGTGCACCTGCACCACGAACCGATGCTTCTGCACGTCTACCGCCGTCGTGACGAAGCGAGCCTCGACGGGAACATGGCGCTGCGGCGCGTAGTTGTCGGCCCGTTGCTTGAGCAGCACCGCGTCCAGCCCGTCGCCCTTGGCACTCAGCACCGTATAGGGCCGCCCCTGATCGGTGTTGATCGTCGTCTTCAGCTTTTCCTGGTTGCCCGTGAGCTCGAAGTCCTTGAGAGCCGCCAGATAGTTGTAGACCAGACCGTCCCAGCTCTGAAACGCGGCGGCCGGCCCCTGCATCCAGTAGCTGGCGATCTTGCTCTGATAGCTGTCGCCGAAGACCTCCGCTTCGCTGCGCCAGCGGCCGCGCCGGTTCATCGTTTCCTTGTGCTCGGGGCCCATCACTCCCTCGCACTCCGGGCAACGCATATGCGCGGTCCGGCTTGCCGTGACCGGGTCGTCGATCGTGGTGTCCCACTTGAGGTTTTCCCACTCCGCGAGGAACTCCGCACCACAGTGCAGACACGGCCAATACCATCGGTGCCTATCCCCCAGGTTGTAGAGCCCGAGGGCACCGTGCGTCGGCGGAGCACCATGGCCCCGCGGCTTCCACTCTGGATCGATCACCTCGTGACCCGGTGATGTCTCGACCAAGGTTCTACCGCGACTCATGAAACTCTTCGTTCGCGTCTTGCCAAGCCCGAAGCCGTCCCCCTGACTGTCGATATTCAGCGGCATCCGGTCGTAGTCGGTAAACGCGACATGCCGCACAGGTTTGCCAGAAAGCTGGTTGGCAGTGGGCCAGGCGAGGTTCAGCATGGCGCCATTGCGAAACTGCTTGTCCATCACGTTGTCCTGATGGCCTCTCCCCACGAGAGCTCGCAGCTTCGGCGACGCCTTCACTGCGCGGTCAATCCGCCGCTTGCTGAAGTCACGCGCTTCGTGCTGCGTGGTCTGCACGATCATCATGTCGCACGGATCGGAAACGATGCTGTGCGCCATCCACCCCAACAGCAGAGCGTCCGACTTCCCCGATTGCGCCGGCCCGACAAACACTACGGCTTCCACACTTCGATCAGCCAGCCGGTCCATGGGCGCTGGCATATAAGGCGTCAGCTCGGGGTCCCACTTCGCGTCGTCACCACCAGTAGTGCCGACGTGCAGAATCTGTGTGGCACTCTCGCTCACCCTGATGCGTTGGGGCGGCAGCAGCAGAGCGACCGCTTCACGCATCACCTCATGCGCGTTCGCAAATCCTTTGGACATGATCAGAGCAGCGGCGGCGTGAAGGCGTCGCCGCGCTTCTTACGCGGCCGCCCGACCTTCTTCTTCGGCTGCTCAGCCTCGAGCTCGTCGGGAACATCTGCAGACGTCTGCACGGCAGGCAGCTGGTCCGCAATGACCTCCCCGCCAAGCACCTCCGTCGCGCGCTTGAAGAGACGCGTGCGCCACTGATCGCAGACCTCGCCGACCGCAACAACGACAGGACCAGGAATACCACTCTTCCGTTCGAGCAGGTCCGGCAGGCTGTCGGCGCCTTCCGTGAGTACCTTCACCAGCTTCACGGTCGCCGCGCGCATGGTCTCGACAGGAACGAGCGCTCCGCGCTTCTCGTCAAGCACCATCTGCGCAGAGTCACGCTGCGTCTGCAGCAGCTCGATCTGCGCTCGCTGCTTTTCCTTGGCCTCGTCGCTGACGGCCTTGCCTGCAGCGGCCTGCTGAATGAGCAGCACGTAGCCCTTCAGGCTCGCGAGGAAAAGATACTGCCCGTCCTCACCCGGCGGGATCACACCGTCGGCGGCCAGCTGCTGAACGCGCCGCTCAGTGAGCTCGAGGAACGACGCGAGCTGCGCCACCGACACGCGCCAGTCCGCAGTGCCGAGCAGTTCTTCCATCACAACCTCCGGCCAGCAGGCCACCAGCCCGAAACGAAACCCGCTTCAGGCGCCACAGATAATTTCTTTTTTCTCGCGGGTCGTTTTCGTGCCCGCAGTTCTTTGAGGGGGTCCGGGAGTACCTTTTCGTTCGTTGCGTACCTGCAACGCTACCGAAACCCGATCCGCTTCAGCTCGAACTCCATCTCGTGGATCAGCACCCGGGCGACGTTGTCATTGATGCTCTTCAGCACGGCCGGGCGAACACGCTTGCCGATGAACATGTGCGTGATGTCGACACCGACGACCTGCTTGATCTTTCGCGTACCAGGCACACGCTGGAAGACACCGGTCTTTCCGCTCTTCATCTTCGCGATGAAGGCATGTCGCAGCCGCCCCTTCCCGCCGCCATTGCGCACCTTGAACTTCACGCCGCCTTTCTTCGTCGCCTTGGCTGCGAACTCCAGCAGCGGGATGCGATTGCGGGCTCGTGCCTTCGCGAACAACACAGCCTGCATACCCTTGGCTTGCAGCCGAACGCCAAGTCGCTTGCCGACTTCGCCCGACTTGACGTTGTACTCCGACGTGATCTCACGCTTAGCTCGCGTCTGCGCCTGCTTCATCACCTTCGATAGGCCACGTCCCACTGCCTTCGCCCGCGTCGGCGCTCCAAACCGCTCGAGTCGATTGCTCAGCACTGCGACCTGACGCATGTCGAAGTCCATCTTGAGCATGAAAAAACCCGCTGCAATTACTCGCAGCGGGTCCGGTTACGCGTGTCACACAGGATGCCTGAAATGTACCCAAACCTTCTATGTCGCAGAACTCCTTTTTTCTTTCGCGGCGTCTCGCCGTTCGCGGAACCAGAGCATCAACGCCATGTCGGCCTGGTCGAGCCGTGCGCTGATCGTTGAAGGGGCCACGTGCAGAGTGGCCGCGGCGCCGGTCAGGCTCATCCCTTGCGGATAGATGCACTGCAGCGTGTCGTATAGGTGTTGACGGTCCGCCCGCAGCGCCTCGACCGCAGTGTTCGTAACTTCGGCGTCGACGTCATCGATCGGAATGATCGACTCGCGGTATCCACTGGCCGGCTCGCTCAGCAGCACGGACTGCGTGCTCCAGCCCAAGCTGCCGCTGGCCTCGCGCACCTTCCACAACGCCCAGTTGTTAAGCCGAAGCCGCATGTACTCAATGCGCGCCATCCGCCCCCCTTTGCACCTGGTCGGGAAACATGCAGACATAGCTCATGCCGTACCGCTCCACCAGCTGCGCGACATCGGTCGGAAGATCCGTATGCCAGTAGGTCCCCACCTTCAAGTCGGACTCGCTCCCATAGAAACACCCAGGCTCGCCCCGAATTCCCCTGCGAACGAGTGCATAGACATCGTTCCCCAGCACGTCGGCCTTTTCCTTGATGGCCCTGTAAACCTTCGGCATGCGGTCCTTGATCAGTCTGATCTGCCGGTCCTCTTCGGCTTTTTGCTTGTCGGCGTCCATCCGTCCACCTCTTTCTATAGAGCTCATATAGATCACACACACAAACTCGCGGGCGTGCACGCGAGCGCGAGTGTGCAGACGTGTGCACGCCCACATAAAGGGGCGCGCGTTTCGCTTGGACAATGCAGCGGCTTCGACTGCCGGGACCGTGGTCCTGCCGGCAGCGGTGCGCTCCATGCCAGACGCTGGACGGATGGACGGATCGGCCGCGAACGACCACCGCCACCCGGGCGCGGGCTTCAGGAAAGGAACTACGTCATTGGTGCATGCAGCGACGTCCCCGCTACCGCTTCGCTCAGGCTGTCGCGAATCGCGCCTCCAACAGCCATTGCATCGCGGCGCGTTTCGCGAGCCTTGACCTTTTCCGGCGCTGCGCGCACCGATCGCTGGTCAGAAAGGCTCATCGTCGCCACCTCCATGAGCGTCGCCCTGCGCGGGCGGCACTCCATCCTCTAGGGCTTCGAGTTGCGACCGACGTTCGGCCTCTTCCTCTTCGTCCTCTTCACTATCTTCGGAAACGGCCGGCGGCCATTGCTTTGGAGCCTTGAAACCCCAACGCCTTTGACCGCCCCCTTCGCGTCCATACTTCCAGCCTTGAAACTCCAGCCAGCTGCGCACCTGGTTCTCCAGTGCCGCTGTCGACTTGGCCGCGTCGCTACCAAGCACCGCAACAAGCTGGTGCAGGGTGACGAACTTGGTAAGCTGGGTCAGCTCGACCGCCGCTCGTCCTTCCGATGGCGCCGCGCCCTCTCGGGTAAGCAACTCCCATAGGCGACTCTGCACCGAAGTGCCGGCCAGACGCTTCATCTGCTCGGGCACGAAAAATTGATCTTCTTCTTCCCGCGTGGGGTGGTAGCGGTCGCCTTTCTTGTAGACGATCACCGCTTCAGCAAATAGCAGATGCCTGTATTTCTTCAACCAATCCAGCAAGATCGGCTGGCTGATCCAGACAGGCCAAAAGCGCCGATTGCCGGTCAGGTCGTATAGGTATTGCCGCTTGTTCGTCGTACAGAAGATCACGCACTGCCGCGGATGCGGCTGGACGTACTTCCCGTAGGCGCCCCGAAATCGGTCCACTCTCGAACTGAAGAAGGCCTTGACCTGCTCGTTGTCAGCGCGGCGGAATGCAGTCATCTCGGAGAGCTCATAAGCCCAAAGGCCCTCGAGCTGCTCCATGCCGTCTTTCCCGTTGCCGATATCGAAGTGCGTGTCGCTGAAGAATTCCTTCCCGACCAACACCTCTACGAAAGTACTCTTCCCCACCCCGCCTATGCCTTCGAAAACCGGCGAGTAGTCGAATTTGATCCCTGGCTCAAACACACGGGCTACAAGGCCCATCAGCAGGAAGCGCCCCATGAGCTCCAGGTATCGGCGACGTCGCGGCTTCAATCTAGCCGGGTCCATGCCCAGGACGTGGATCAGCCATTTGTCGAGACGCGGCACCTTGTCGTGTTCCAGGCTGTTGAGCCAATCGCGGACCGGGTGGAATCGCACCTCGTCGGCCACAGTGGAGATGGCCTCTGTCAATGCGGCGCGAGACGCCGCCTTGAGCTTGTATTTGCCAGAGAGGTAGTCCCCCAGTCTCAGGTCGTCAGACTCTTCGAGAGGGCCGGCCGCGTCTCGCCAAGGCCAGGCCACCCTCGTGCAAGGCGCGCCGCGCAGTTGATCGAACCCGACGCAGTCCTTCAGGCCTGGCGCTTTTCGCAACGCCGCGATGATCAGTTTGCGGGTGACGCCGAGATCATGTCGCTTGCAGCCGAGCTGATCGCACATGAATTCCAGGTGCTCCTCGAAAGCATCATCCCCGTCATAGCCGGATTTCTCTTCAGCCGAGGCCTCGGTTTTCTTTTCCGAGGCCTCAGCTTTGCCGCGCTTCGCTGACTTTTCCTGCAGGATCTCGACCGGCAAGGTCGACGCACGAGCGAAGAATTCGAGAACACGAGTGAAGTCCCAGCCGTCGGCCTCGATCGCATCGCGAGCGTCCCATCCATCAGGCAGAACGCCCGGCTCTTCGCAGGGCAGCAGCGAGACCGAGCATGAATGGGTGTCGCGGAGCAGCGCCCCGATCCCGAGCATCGCGGCCTTCCCTGGTTGCTTGTCAGCTGGAAGGTAAGGCTTCGTCGATGCGGCCAGCGCGATGGTGGCTCGCAGCGCCTCGGCACCTTCCGGTGTTGTAGTGTCGGCGGCCTGGTTGAGCGATGCCAGCTCCGTCTTGCTGAGCTGTTCGCGCTTGGAATCACAGTCGGCCCAGAGAAGCACCGTGCACCCGGCAATCCACTCCCACATCGCTGTGTGCCAGCCCTTGCAACCACCCGGCCACCCCACAACACAGTACACGCCAGGCGCCCCCGCATCGAGAAGAGCCTGTAGGACTTCAGCCTTGATCTCACCCTCAACGACGATAACGGTGCGGTCACCAGGATGCTGTCCACCCGGGTAGAACAATGGGCGAGGTTCCCAAAACTTCCACACCCACTTCGCGCTGCCGTTTGTCTCGCTGACGCCCCAGGTGTAGGGGATCGATACCTTGCCGCCATCGCTCGTGCGAAAACGCACCACGTAACCCAGGACATGACCGTCGACACGATATGTCGCGGTATGAATGATGTCCTCATGCCTACGGTGAAAGTGGTTGAACGTGGGCTTCGGTGCGTAGGGCGGCACCGGCATCTGTACCTGAAACTTTTCCTTTTCTCGACGGGACGCCGCTGGTGGCGGAGGTGGCCGCGGAGGTGGTGGCGGCACAGAGCCGGCCGGCGCGGTTGACACGATGCCGGCGACATCCTCCAAGCCCTCGCTACGCGCAAGCTGCAGAGCGGCCTGCCCCATGTCGATCATCTTGATCGCTGCGTAGAGGCTGATGAGGTCGCCGCCGCGGTCCTTGTCACTACCAGCGAAATCTGCCCAGCGCCCCGTCGTCAAGTTGACCGAGCAACTGGTGCCCTTGCCGCCACTCAGCGAACCACAGACGTATTCGTCGCCGCGCTCCAGTCCACCCGGCAGCCAGTCGGACACGAGCTCGAGCGCGCGCGAGAGCAATGCCTTGCCCAGCGCCTCGAAATTGATGTCGGGCAGCTTCTTCTTTGGATCGGACATGCGTCAGGCCGCCGGCGTTGCCGCCCAGCTCCTGATCAGGTCCGCGAACGGCTGGCACGAGTGGCCATCGTCTTCGACCTGGACGGCAGGCGAGTACTCCGCAACCGGTCGGTTGCGATAGTCAACCTTGCGGAGGCGAGCGATCCGGAGAGCGCCGGCTCGCCGCATATGGCCCACGGTGTGCCGAGCCGCACGCAACCCAACTTGCGCATGCTGCGCGAGCTCACGGAGAGTCGGGCCCCGGTCCTCCGTCACAAGCTCCGCTGCGGCCTTGAGCAAGACCTGGCGGACTTCCCCGGCGGGTCTCACATTGCCCCCTGTGGCTTGCCCTGCTGGTTCCGCTTTGCAGCCGCGACCATCAGCGCGTTGATCGACTGAATCACTTGGCCGGCTTCCGTCTGCAACTGCAGCAACTCGTTGTCGGACACGCAACCGTCGTCCGCCAGCGAGGAACATGTGGCGGCCACGAGCTCGCTGTACTCTCGCGTCGAATCTGCCAACGCCCTCATGCAATCGTCGCCCTCGACGTCTAGCATCTCGGGCAACGGTATCGACATGCGCCCGCACACGGCATTGAACGCGTCAAGGATGCGGAAGTCCCTGGACCGCAGCGTCATCTTGACCGCATCGAGTAGGCCTAGCTTGGCGCTGCCGACGCCGGCGACTTCGGCATTGAGCGTGTTGTGGTTCTTGCCGATCTGCGGCGCGAGCGCCACCACACCGCCCTCGAAATCATGCGCCACGTTAAAGGCGGCGACTTTCACATCCATGGCCATTACGACGGCTCTCTTTCATCGTTACTGACAGTCATGCTGCAGTGCGGGAGACTGCCGCCATGACAACAACACAAAGACCCCGCCGCCTCGGCGCACCCAACACCGCGCACCTTCCCGCGCGCGGCGTAGGAGGAGGGATTGGAGAAATGGCAAGCGCGCCGGTGGTCTCGGCGGCGGGGGAAAACTTAGACACGGCGGCCTCAGCCCTGAAGCACGAAGGGCGTTGCACCGGAGCTAGGCGACTCCTCGCTGGGGATCGACCCCGCCTCCTCGAGGTAGGGCACGAACTGCCCCACCGTCTCGATTCCGGGGTTTTTTGTGGTCCCGTCCCGGATCTTCCAGATCGTGGTGAAGGGGACACCAGAGAGCTTCGAAAGCCGCTGCGTCGCGGCATGGCTCAGGCCCTGGAGCGCTAGGCGAATGTTTGCCACAGACGGAATGTCACTACTCATGGCCAGCGAGCCTACCGAATTCGGAAGGTCAAGTCAACCGCATCCGGTAGAGGGTCTGAACTACCGTATTCGGATGAAGAAGCCAGACAGCAAGCTCGTACTTTGGGAGAACATCGCCACGCTGATGAAGGCGAAGTACGGCCGCGAAAACCTCACGCGCTTGGCCACGGAGGCGAAGGTTGGTCCGGGCACTGTTTCCCGAATCAAAGCGCACGAGACGAGTGTCGGCCTGGACGTGGTTGAGGCTATTGCGAGGATCTTCAAACTCGAACCATGGCAACTATTGGTGCCAGGTCTCGACGCGACGAGTCTCCCAACTCTGTCTACAGGGAGCGCCGCTTGGCCTTTCCCATCACTTGACCGCAATGCCGTCTTCGCCCTACCGCCCGAGAAGCGCGGCAAGATCGAAGGCTATATCGAGAGCGTGCTGGAGAGCGCACGAGTCACAGAAAACCGCAAGGCCGCTTGAGCCTGCACTCTGGGAAAATTTATCAGTTCCCTCCGATTCGGACAGTCTCAAAAAGAGAACATTTCCACCCGACCAGAACCTGACCAGTACGAAAGCACTCAGCTCTAGGGTTAACACCACCGACCTTTGGGCCGTTTTCTTGGCTGCAGTCCTACCGAATACGGTTGACTTGATATTCCGTATTCGGTAGATTCGGCTCCGTCATCAACGACGGAGGCCGAAATGGTCATTCCCTTCCCCGCCGCAGCAGCGGCTCCCCAGCCGATCGGCACACTGCTCGACAGGTGCGCGGTGTTCCTCGAGGACACACCGCGCAACAGGCCGGGCATCCAGCAACTGCTACAGCAGCTGCGTGAGGTGCGGCCCGGCATGCTCTTGCTGCCAGCACCCGACACCTCGCCAACTCACATCTCTGCGCGGGGTGACTGCGCGATAACCTGGCACGCGAATCGAGAAGAGGCCGCGTTTTTTGTCAGGCGCCACGACGACGGCTGCAACGGGCGCTACACCTGGTCTGCCCGGCGATACGACGACACCGGCCGCATCTGGCGTACGAGCGGCCATGCGGTCATCGACGACTTCGGCAACCTGGTCGAGGTGCCAGCGTGAAGACGCTCCGCGCACCTGAGAGCAGCACGCTGCGCAACCTGCGCCGCCGGCTCGAGCGCTGGGAGCTCGCCCACCTCCGCGAACATGCGGCTGAATTGGCCCAGCGCGTCGAACAGCTCGAGGCTAGCGTTGAGCAGCTCGAGCGCGAGGTCTACAACGCCGACGCCTGCGCCGACATGTGGCGCGACTCGCACAACAGGCTCGCCGAACACCTCGCCGACGGCACGGCAGACGCGCGCTGCATCGGCCTCACCCCGCAAGGGGACCTGCTGGTGGTCCATACCGGGGCACTTCAGTGAGCGCCGCGCAAACCATCCCGGGGCCATGGGAAGTCTCTGACGGCGCGATCTGGGGCGTCAGCCCATGGAACGCCCGTGTCCGCATCGCCCAGGTGACGCACTTCTCACCCATGAACGGCATCGACAGCGCAGGGCATGAGCGCCAGATCGCTGCCGCGCCCGAAATGTTGATCGCTCTGCAGGGCTTGCTGCACATGTTGGAGACAGATGACGGCGACGAGGTTCAGGCCTGGAAACAGTCACTAGCAAACGCCCGCGCTGCCATCGCCAAAGCGACCGGGAGCGCAGCATGAAGACAGCCTTCATTGCCATCGCGTCGCCCCTGCTGCTGGTGGGCATCGTCATCTTCGTGGTTGCGGCCATCGCGAAGAACCACGTGGACGCCAAGAATGCCGGGAGCGCACCGTGATGGACGCTCTTCTCTCTCTCGAGGCTCGGTTGTTCATCGAATCCTGCGAGGTGAAGATCCTCGAAGGCGAAGAGGCGCAACGTGCAGTTGCCGAGGTTCTTTCCCCGGAAGACCTCACGCTGGAGCCGCAATCGTGAAGCCGCGCGCCGCCCTCCTGCGCCTCGGCTTCGCCGCGCTGATGTTTCTGCTGTTTGTGCTTGCGCCCAGCCTCGCATACACGCTCGGAGGCTCGCAATGAAGCCCGACCTCTCAGACTCGGGCTTCGACGCGCTGCAGCGTCAGAACGATCGCTTGACCAGGTCGACGCGCACCATCTACGGCCTTGAGCCGTACGACGACATGCCGAGCACCCCGTTCGACTGGCTTAGCACGACAGCCGTGCTGGCCATCGAGGTCTTCGTCATCGCAGTCGCCATCGTGGTGATCCTCGCGCTCGCGCTCTCCTCCGGGGGCGCTACAGCATGACCGACTCCATAGTGCAGACGTCTGCACTCGCTGGCGAGTCAGACCTGTTCGGCGTCACAGAACCACGCGAACGCTCGCACCTGGACGCCTTTCACCTGACGGTGAAGGGCGTGCTCATCGAGTCGGCCGAGGTCGTCACGCGCACGACTGCAGACGGCACCGATGTGCCGGTGATCTGCATGGACCTGCGCCCCTTGTCGGGCGCAGCGCTCAAGCTGCATGCAGAAATCCCGTTCACCCATCCCGAGTTCGGCAGAGCTCGGGCGAAGGCACAGGCCCTTTCCAAAGGCGCCTGCGTCGTCATCGCCACGCCGCTGGAGGGCATCTATCGGGACTTCCTACCCGACGTGCGCTCAGTGGTCCTTCTTCCCTCCCACTGAAAGGTCGCATGACCCACGCCATATCACGCGCCCCATACGGCGCGCAGCCTCCCCAGGCCACGTCTCGCAGCATCATGAAGTCGGTGATCGTCCACGGCCCGCAGGGCTGCGGCAAGAGCCAGCATGCCGAGGAACTGCGCAAGGGCTTCAAGCTCGACCGGGTCGTCGACGGATGGGACGGCCAGCACCACGACAACATCGGTGTGCTGTACATCACGAACGAGGTGCCGGCGCGGTTCAGCAGCAACCGCCGCGTGTTCACCCTCAAAGAGGCCCTGGCCTACGTGCGGAGGAAGGCGTGATGGCCTCGATCACCATCACTCTGATCGACCTCGACGGCGGACACGTCAGTGTTCGCACCGATGCCAACCGCCCGCAGATCGGCACCGGTGTCACGCCCGCGCAGGGCCTGGCCATGGAACTGCTCGGCACCTCATTCAAGCGCGGTGCCGAGGTGTTGTACGACGCGCAGTCCGTTCCAGCCATCGCATTAGCGCTGGAGCTGCTCGACGCCGAGGGCTTCGCGCATTCAGTGCCGCTGGAAGTACGAGACCGGGCCCGTCGCGCTCTCGGCCGCGAGAAGATCGACCGCACGCCCACCGATGGCGTCGACATCGACCGAATCCACCGCACACGTGCGAGGCAGGCATGAGCGCGCTCTTCCTGCTGACCAGCACATTCGGCCTGGTCTTCGCACTGGGGCTGCAGAGCCAGCTCGTGAACAACGGGCACTTCGTCGCCGCGTTCTTCAACAGCCTGGCGATCGGCGCCTGCAACCTGGTGCTCTTCAAATTGGCACCCAACGCGACGGGCGTGGAGATTGCAGCCTACCTGGCCGGCGGTCCGTTCGGCATCGTGGCCAGCATGTGGGTGTACCGCCGTACGCGCGACGGGGGCCGCTTGCTGCAGGACCTCGCCGAACTCGGCCGCTCGATCTGCGGAGGCACCAAGCCATGAGCGAGCGCTACACCACGACTCGCATGCCGCACGCCCGTCCCCTCGGTGGCCCGAGCGTCATGGCAGGCCAGTACACCGGCGCCGAATTGACGACCAGGTCCGCGCGCCCGGGCGCCTATGACGCCCTCGCACTGCCGAGCCTCGTCGGCGGCCGGCAGGTGTCGCGCGAGCAGATGCGCGAGGAACTGCTTGCCCCGCTGCCGCCGGCACCGCCGATGCCCTCAAGCCGCAACCCTGCGTGCCTCGCGACCGAGGTGGAAGTGATTCCCCAGGCCGATGCGCAGCAACTGAAGAAGTATCTGACCTCGAACGCCGATGCCTACCGCCCCAGTTACGGCGAGCGCGCCATTGGCAAGCCAGCGAAGCAGCAGCTGATATTCGCGACGGGTTCCACAGATTTCATCCCGCCCGAGACGGGCAATCGGCGCTTCTTCGTCGTCGATGCGGCCCGCCCACCGGCCGCGGAACGCAACAACGCACCGGCACCCTACCGCCCGCGTGAAGGCAGTGGTCCGCACCAAGTGCTGAAGCACCTGCAACAGCACGGCGGCCATCTGCTCTATACCGAGATCTGCGCTCGGTTTGACATCCCCTCGCACTCGCTCACGGCCATCTTCAAGCCGGCCCTTACCCGCGGCGCAATCATCCGCCTGCACATCGGAAATCGCCGAGCCCTTGCGCTTCCAGGCTACGTGCCGCCAGGGCAAGTTGCGACGACCACCGACGCCCAGCTGATCGACACCGACCAAGTGCGGCCTGTAGCAGCGCCCGAAGCCCTCGCGCACGCCGCTGACAACGCCGAGGCCTTCGCTGTCTCCGCGGCCGCACTCGGCCGGACCCTCGAAAACACCGCGCGCCTGCTCATGCAGTTCGCTGCGGCCCTTCCCTCTCTCAACCACTGAAGGAGCCACCGTGCCCACTGATACCCCTGCCACGCCCACCATTTCTTTCAGCTCTCTGCCGCGCGTCGGCGAGCAGCTCGAAGGAGGCGCCTTCTCCGGCGTGACTACGCGCCCCAATGGCGACCACGTCGCCGTCGTCCTGCTGCCCGCCCGGGCCGTCGACATCAATTGGAAGAACGCGAAGGCATGGGCCGCCGAGCAAGGCGGCGAGCTGCCCTCGCGCCCGGTCGCTGCGCTGCTCTACGCGAATCTGAAGCCGCAGCTAACGCCGCGCCTGCACTGGACCGGCGAGGCCTATGACGCCTCCTACGCCTGGTATTGCACCTTCGACGACGGCTACCAGTACTACGGCCACAAGAGCTACGAGGGTTGCGCTGTTGCCGTCCGCCTGATTCCTCTCGCTTAGTCCTTCAATCCTTTTCTTCGAAAGCTCACCGATGACCATCATCACTCTCGAGGCCGTCAAGGTTCGCCAGGACGAACTGGCCGCGATGATTCAGCAGCTGCAGGCGCAAGCACCCACCATCGTCGCCCTGCCGGAAACCCGAATCGAACTACGCCCCGGCGAACGCTATTCCGGCACCGTGCTCGACGAAACCGGCGCCGTGAAACACCACCTGGTGCTCATGGCCGCACGGCCGGCGAAACGGCTCAACCATGGCGACGCAATGCAGTGGGCCGACAGCGTCGGCGGCGTCCTGCCTGACCGGCAGGAACAGGCCCTGCTGTTCGCGAACTGCAAACCGCATCTCGAAGCCGCATGGCACTGGTCGGGCCAGACGCACGAGGAAGACGCCTCCTCCGCCTGGGGTTGCTACTTCAACGACGGCACCCAGAGCTACGGCCACAAGAGCTACGAGGGTTGCGCTGTTGCCGTCCGCAGAGTCTGAGCACTTCGGTCCTTCAATCCTTTTGAGCTGAGCCACCGATGGCACTGCATTCCGATCTGCCCATCTACCGCACCGGTGTGCGGCTGCTCGATCTCGCCGTGCGCGTGCAGGAACAGATGCCGCGCAGCCTCAAGCGCATCCTGGGCGAGAAGATCATCCAGCACTGCGTAGATCTGCTCGAGCTCATGGCCCTGGCCAATGCCTCGCAGCGCAACATGGAGGCGCGCGCGGCCTACCTCGAGGAGGTGCTCACGAAGCAGCGCGCGGTGACGGTGATGCTGCGCGTGGTCTTCGACCGCAAGCACCTCTCGCCGAAGCTCTGGGCCGAGTCCATCGAACTGCTGGGCAGCATCGGGAAGCAAGCCGGCGGTTGGCTCAAGAACGTGAACAGGGCGCCTGCAGCATGACGGTCAAGGCCCTCACGCCCGTGCGCATAGTGAATCTGGTCGCGCCGCTGGACCACAAGTCCACCGACATGCACGAGACGGATACGGGTGCGCCTGCGCGCGCCGCGTCCAGTGCAGCCTCCCCACTGATCGGCTTCGGCCTTCGGCAGGGCGGCCTACATAGCGCGACAGGCGCGCCTCCTACGCCTGGAATTGCAACTTCAACAACGGCAACCAGAACAACAACCACAAGAGCTACGAGGGTTGCGCTGTTGCCGTCCGCAGATCCCAACCTGTTCCCCCTGCTCGTGCAGGCCTACCTCGACTGCCGGCGCACGAAGCGCAACAGCGCCAGCGCGCAGGCCTTCGAAGCGAACGCCGAGCGCAATCTCTATCAACTGCACGACGAGCTGGCCAGCGGCAGCTATCAGCCTGGCCGCTCGGTCTGCTTCGTCATCACCCGGCCGCGACCGCGTGAGGTCTGGGCGGCGCGGTTTCCTGACCGCATCGTCCATCACCTCCTTTACAACCACATCGCGGGCCGCTTCCATGCGGCCTTCACGGCCGACAGCTGTGCCTGCATTCCGGGTCGTGGGACGCTCTATGCCGCCCAACGCCTCGAGCACCAGGTGCGCAGCGTCACGCGCAACTGGAGTCGGCCGGCGTACTACCTGAAGTGTGATCTCGCGAACTTCTTCGTGAGCATCAACAAGGCGGTCCTGCGTGAGCAGCTGGCGCGCCGCATCCTGGAGCCATGGTGGCTATCGCTGGCCGAGGTCCTACTGATGCACGACCCGCGGCACGAGGTCGAGGTGCGCTCGCGCCCGCATGAGCTTGCTCTGGTCCCGGCGCACAAGAGCCTGTTCAATGCGCCGGACGGCCACGGGCTGCCCATCGGCAATCTCAGCAGCCAGTTCTTTGCCAACGTCTTACTCGACGACCTTGACCAATTCGTGAAGCATCGGCTGCGCGCGCCGCACTATGTGCGCTACGTCGACGACTTCGTGATGGTGCACCCCGATGCGCAATGGCTCAACCAGGCCCACGCGCAGATCGAACGAAAGCTCGGCGAGCTGCACCTGCAGATGAATCCGAAGAAGACCATCCTGCAGCCCGTGGCCCGTGGCATCGACTTCGTGGGCCACGTCATCAAGCCGTGGCGCCGCACCACGCGGCCGCGCACCCTGCGCGCCGCGCTGCGACGGATTGAGACAGCAGAGCCTGCAGACGTCTACACGACTGGCAATAGCTACTTCGGCCTGGTGCGTCAGGCCGGCGCCAGCCACACCGAACAAGCCGCGATCGCGCGTGCGCTGCTCAAGCGCGGCCACGCCGTCGACGGCGACCTTACCCGAGCCTTCAGGAGGAAAGCATGCCCCTGATCGGTGCCGATTTCCCAACCACCCTCACAAATGCGGCCTGAGCCGCGGAGATCTCCATGTCCATGACAGAGTTTGCATCCGATACCGGCACCGCGATCGCCGACATCCCGCCCACCGAAGAACCTCAGTTCGCAATGCTCGACTTGGCGATGGTCGTCACAAGCCGCACCAATCCGCGCAAGCATTTCGACCAGGCCAAGCTGAACGAGCTCGCCGAGGGCATCAAGGCCAGCGGCGTCCATCAGCCCGTCCTGGTGCGGCAGCTGCCGGCCGACCGATTGCAGGAAACCTTTGCCGATCGACGCAAGGGAGCGCCGTTGCCGTCCCATGAGATCGTTGCTGGCGAGAGGCGGTACCGCGCCAGCAAGCTGGCGGGGGTCTCCACGATCCCCGCCATGATCCGCCGACTCACTGACGACCAGGTTCGTGAGATCCAGCTGATCGAGAACCTACAGCGCGAGGATCTCAGCCCGCTTGAGGAAGCCGAGGGCTTCCGGGACCTGATGGAGCACAGCCACCTGTCCGCGGAGGAAGTCGGAATCAAGGTCAAGCGCAGCAAGGCCTACGTGTATGCCAGCATCAAGCTGCTCGACCTGACGCCAGAACCGCGCGCAGTCCTCGAGGCCGGAAAGATCCACGTCAGCCTCGCCCTACCGATCGCTCGCATCCCTGATTCGAAGCTGCAGAAGAAGGCGCTCGCCGAGGCAATGCGTGCGGAACACGACGGCACTCCGATTCACTCGGCCCGCAGCTTCCAAGCCTGGGTACGGTTGAATGTGATGCTCGATCTGGCCAAGGCTGCATTCAGCATCACCGATGAGTCACTGCATGCCACCGCCGGCAGCTGCAAGACCTGTCCCAAGCGAACCGGCGCGAACCCGGACATCTTCTCCGACGTGCAAGGTGCAGACATCTGCACGGACCCCAAGTGCTTCGAGGCCAAGGCCGAGGTGCATCGCGGCCGACTCGTTGCGAAAGCAGAGGCCAAGGGGTTCACCGTGATCGAGGGCAAGGCCGCCAAGGAGATTGTCAGCCAGTACAGCTATCAGCCGCTGAAGGGCTACAGCCGCCTGGATCAGAAGCGCACCGACATCGACGAGAGCGGCCCCACCCTGCGCAAGCTACTGGGCTCCGATGCGCCCTCGCCTGTCTTGATCGAGAACCCCTACACAAAGGAATTGATCGAGGCAGTGCCGACCGAGGAGGCCGAGGCGGTTCTGGTTGCGAAGGGAGCGATCGGCAAAGAGGAAACCCAAACCGCCGGAAAACTCGAAGCACAGATCGAAGGACTCAAGGACCGGGCCAAGGTCGAGGGCCAGAAAGCCGGGCGTCGGGCGATGTTCGAGGTGATCAAGGAGGCGGTGCGCATCGAAGCCGACGAAGCTGTCTCAGCCCTCATTACCTCGGACCTGGTGCGCACATGGCTTGTTCGCCAAGTCGCGGACTTTGATGCTGGCGAGACACTGGTGGAGCTCCTGAACCTGCAGGTCGAGGGCGACGATTACGGCGCAGCGGACGATGCCGCTACCGCCGCGCTGCAACGCGCGAGCGACGCGAATGTGTGGCGCGCCCTGGTCCTTTTCATGGCCGCCGACGAACGAGAGTACTTTCCATACGGTCGACGCGTCGACGAGACCCCGGCGCTGAACGCGATTGCCACGGTTGCAGGTCTGGACCTGGACACGGCACGGGACAAGGCGATTGCCGATCGCAAGCTGCAACTGCGCAACGACATTGCGGAGCTCAAGGCGAGGTCGGCCCCGAAGAAGAGCTCGCCGAAGCCCGATAAAGCGCAGGGCGCAAAAAAATCGAACGCCCCGCCTGCGGCGCAGAAGAAACGCGCGGGGAAACCTTCGGCCGAAGAGGTCCAGGCGCAGATCTCCGAGAAGCTGCAGGAGCTCGACCAGGCGCCTGACGGCGCAGAGCTGGAGGGAGCGGCTGACGCCGCTCAAGACCAGAGCCAGGCGCCTGTCGGCGCAAACGAAGAGGAAGGCGCGGCACCTGCCGCGCCGGCCGCGACCTCCGCGATGGTTGGTGACAAGATCACAGTCACCGACAGCAAGTACACCCAGTTCGAGCAGGAGGGCGAAGTCACCCACGTGCTCGCGAAGGGCAAGGTGCGGGTTGCATTCGGCGCCGGCGTCAATGCCGTGCTCCCTGCAGCAGCCGTGCGCGTGCTGGCGAAAGCTCTGTGGCCGTTCCCGACAGAGTTCCACCGAGGCACCGACACCGCGGCCGAAACGCAAAGCGCCTCGCCGGCCGACGTCCTGACGGTTGGTCAGATCGCGCGCGTGAAGGCCGGAACTAAGGGACCGACCGGCAAGTTCCGAAAGACGGTCGGAAAAATCGGCCGTATCGAATCGATCAATGCTGGCCGCGCCGCATTGCGACACGGCCCGAGGTCGCACGAGCTCGTGGTGTTGCCCATCGGTGACCTCGAGGCCTACAAGGCCGATCCGACCATCGGGTCGAGGGTTCGGGTGGTTGCCGCCGGCATCACCGAGGCTCGCACGAAGCTGCTCTGGCGACATGGGATCGTCCGCGAATGCCGCGATACCGGCTGGGCCGTGGTGCTCACAGGAAAGGACGGCGCCGTGGGCGACGTCGAAGAGTTCGGCACCGAAGAGCTGGAGGTGCTGGAATGACCACGAAGATCACCCTCAGGCAGGCAGAGAAGCTGCTGGCGTTTTTCGGTGGCCACGATGCGGAGGTGACGATCGCCGTGGAATCGCCCGGCCTTTCGCCAGGTCTGTACGCCTGGTTGAGCGAATGCCCTGAAGAGGGATCGCAATACCTCGGGCCCACCGAAGTCGACGACGAGCTCGCAGACAAGGGGCGCGCCCCGACCCCTGCCGCGGTCCAGCCGGGCCCGGTTACGCAGGCCTGGGTGCACGCGATCCCCATGATGCAGCAGAGCGTGCTGCTAGCCGCGATCCGCGGGCCCGATGGCCAGCCCAAATACGGCGGCGGCGCCAAGATGCTGCTGCGCTGGTATCGGCGCTGCGTGCTGCTGTCGGCAATGGATGGCAAGGTTCTGGCCAATCCGATCGATGAGAACGGCGGCTCGTTCACCGGTCCGTCGCTCAACGGCCACGACGAGCTCGAGCACTGGACCGACCGCATGCAGCTGCACGTGAACGACTACATGCGCCAGGTCGACATGCTGCCGCATCACTACCAGATGCATTTCATGCATGCAGCCGAGATCGTTGGCTACAAGCACCCAAATCACGAGATCCGGCATTTCTGGCACCGGGTCTACCTCCGCTTGGTGCTCGACTTTCATCTCTGGCCAGAGACCGAAGCCCAGCTCGACGACCGACTCGGCGATACCCGCAGCGGTTGGCTCAAGCGCGCCGACCCGGCGACCATGGAGTGATGCCATGAAGAACTACTGGCTCAACCAGATCTGCGCGGCCCTCGGGTGGCAGGGCGGGACCATCCACCAGGTGATCGGGGAGATCAAACGCCTGCAGGCGGCCCTCGTGCCTCCGCGCACGATCGGCGAGGTCGTCATCTCCACGTCGCTGACCGGTGAAAGCGGCTTCCAGATGATCAAGTGGGCCGCCGATGCGCCACCGATCAAGGTGGGCATGAAGGTCTATGCGGAGCAGGCTGACGACGTGCACCCCGACGACCAGGCCGTGGATTTTTTCGCCCAGGCGCTCAAAGCGAAGTTGGCAGCAAAGCGCGCCGAAGGTCGGAAGGGGTGGGAAGATGCCTCGGTCGAATACCTGCAGGAGCAGCTCTTCCGTCACGTCTATAAGGGCGACCCGGTGGACGTAGGCAATTTCGCCATGATGCTGTTCTGTCGAGATGCCCGCACCCAATACGTAGAACAGTGGGTGTTCGACCTCACGGGCAAATGGCCAGGCGTCGGCGCCGCCAGCTCTGAAGGGAGCAAGACGTCATGACGCATGGCCGCCCGCCCCGCCGCCCGCGCCCGATTGCGATCAATCTGGCAGCCATCGCCACTGCGCGCGCGACTCGCCTCACAACGGTAGAACGCGACCAGCTCATGAACCCGCTTCGCGGCGCCGTTGCCTCCCTGCGCCGCGGCGTGGCCACAGAGCTCGAGTGGGCGCTAGCCGTGACGGCCGTGAACATCGGCGACGCGATCGAGACGCAGGGCGTAGTGCGCGGCCTCGCCGGGCATCTGCGCAGCATCGACCTGGCGCTACAGGAGATCGGCAAGCGTGCCAGGTCGTCCGGCGACTGGCGGCCGCCGGCGCTCTACTACGAAGAGCGCGACCTGATGGATCTGCTGGTCGACCTGCACGACCACCAGGTGAAGAGCCTCAGTTTCGGTGAGTTCATGCGCGCACGCGACAAGGCGATTGCGCAGACCGCAAGCGCGCCGGGCGGGCGTGTGGTCGACGTCGACCAGCTGCAGGGAGAGCTCGCATGCTGACCGCCACGCACGTGCCCCACCCACGCCTACGCGAGACCATTGACGGCCTCGAGAAGCTCTGCGCGAAATGCGAGGAATGGTGGCCCGCCGATCGGGAGTTTTTCTTCAGCGATCCCGAAGGCGTTCATCGCCTCTTCTACTGCTGCAAGGCCTGCTATCGCGAGCAGCTCGACCCGCGCCGGCTGGAGCGTTCGCCGGCGACCAGCATCACGCCCTTTCCATCCCTCTTTGGAGCTCGCGCATGAGCAAACTATCCAAGGCTCAACAGGTCAACGCCGTGGCCCTGGCCATGCAGCCCCTGCTCGGCGGCATTGACGCAGCCGTAACGCGCCTGATCGGTCACCAGCAGCACAACATCGTGCTTGTGATTGGCTGCGCCGGCGTGTCGCAGTACGCCGCGAACGTTCCGCGGCCCGCCGGCGTGCAGCTGCTGAAGGATCTGTTCGCTCGATGGCACTTCGGCATGGACGACGTGCTGCCCGGCGGCGTCACACCAGGCGATACCCAGGCCTTTGAGTACCTGCTGAACAAGCTCGAAGAAGCTGCCAAAGCGCCCGAGCCCGAGAAACTCGACTACGCGAACCGTCGCATCGAACTGCTCAACTACGTCGGCCGCATCGAAGCAAAGGCGAGGCGGTCATGATTGGAACTCAACCCACCGGCGCCATCGAGGGCGTAGTGATCAGCGCGGTATCCCACGAAGGCCTCGTGGTCACGGTCAACGGCAAGCCGGCCAAGCTGGCGATCGTGACCGATGACGGCCAGGTTATCGCCTCCGGCGCCGACGTAGCGCGCGAAGCCGAGGCGGTGGCCGTCAACTGTTACCGGGGGTTTCTCAAGGGGAAGGGCTTTTTGCGAGTGCTGAGCAAGCCCATCGAGCGCGTTGCAAAGCCATGAGTGCAGAAGACCTTCACTGCTCTTTCGGTCCAGTCATCAGCATGCCCGGGGCGCTGCACAGCGTACCGCCAGGCACGCCCTGCGATCGCCATCCAAAGCGTCTAGCGGTCAACCGCTTGCAGGGCGAGACCGATTCGTTCGGCGCCGAGTATCTATGCCTCTGTCAGCGATGCATCGACGAGATCCGCGCGCGCAACGTGGAGTTGCGGGAGATCGAGCAGTACTGCGAATGGCACCGCGGCATGGGCCTCGACGTGCGGCCGCATCGTGACTTCGAGGAAGGCTCAGCCGGACGGCTCTACAGCGTGTGCGCTGCATGCCGGCGTCAGGAAAGTGAACGCCTCACAGAAGAACTCGCCGACGACCTCAGAGAGTGGGATGCCTAGCCGGACTGACGCGGCATCCCAGAGATCAGCCCGCCTCGAGCGGGCTTTTTTACGTCCTGTCGAGCGGTTTAGATGGAGTATCGTTCGCGCAGCCCAGGCTCACGAAGCCGACCTTGGGGGCGGTCGGCGCGGTCGTACGTTCGGGGGAGGCAACTTCGCTCATATGCCTCTATTGTCCCAGCTATCGGTGACGGCGGGGCATCCGCCGGATAGCCTTCGCTTCCGGAAGACCGCGTTGCACTCAGGGACGCTTGATGCCAAAGGCCCCCAGCACCTGCTCGGTGTTCTTCTGCATCTGCTCTTGCATCTGCAGGAAGACATTCTTCGATTGCTCGACGTAGCTGCCCATCAGCCCCTGCAGCATGGGCGACTGCATGGTCATGAAGCGCGACCACATCTCGGGCGTCAGGCCCTCGGCCTTTTCAGCGAGCTGCGCCTGCACCTCGGTCATGGCCTGGATGTTCTTCTCGAGATACGGCCCCATGTAGCCCTGCATCGCCTGTCCGTAGAACCGGATGATGTTGGCCAGCACCTGCTCGGTGAACATCGGCGCGCCGCCCGCCTCTTCCTCAAGGATGATCTGCAGCAGGATGCTGCGCGTCAGGTCGTCGCCGGTCTTGGCATCGCGCACCACGAACTGGGCACTCTGGATGACCAACTGCTTCACCTCGGTCAGCGTGATGTACGTGGATGTCTCCGTGTCGTAGAGCCTTCTGTTCGGGTACTTCTTGATCACACGCTGCACCGGCTTAGCCCCGGACTTCTTGCTCTGCACTGCGGACTCCTTCACATGGACGCCCATGTCATCGGATGATTCTAGGGAGCGGTTTTGCTGCGCCGCGACAAGGTTTACCCTGACCAGCCCGGACACTTTCCTCAATCCGCCGATGTCGCGTACTCCGCGCCACACGCCTGGCAACCCGCCACCTCCGGCCGCTCTTCAGCGGCCTCACGGAATCGCAGCGGGCTTTTCTGCCCATACACGACCCAGCAGCGTGGACAGTGCTCCTGGCCCACCGTCGGCAGATAAGCGCGGGCGCGCTGCTCGGCACGCTCTTCGGTCAGCGGCATGCCATGACGTTGGGCACGCACAACTTCGCGCGCCGCCATGGTGTCGGTGCGCCCGCTTTCGTAGTCGTTGATGCCGTAGACAGCACGCGCAAACTCGATGGGAGCCTGCTTTAGCAACGCGGCCAGGCGCCTGTCGGCATGAGCCCGATCAACGAATGTTGATCGCGTATTCAT